GACGCCGTCTTGTTCTGCTTGCATTTCTTCTCCTTATCTGGGCGCAGTTTGGGCGCAGTTTGGGCGCAGTTTGGGCGCACTTTTGGGCGCAGTTTGGGCGCAGTTTGGGCGCTACAGCTCGGACCAGTGGTGGAATAAATCCGCCCCAAACGCGCCGCGCTTTAGTTTGACAGTGCCGGTGTCCGGCACACGACGGCCATCACTGTACGCATAGAAGTTCACCGCCAGGTTATAGTCCTGGCCTTTTGGTGGAACAATAGCCTCGTCAGCCAGGGTGGTGATGTTACCCATGAACCCCTCCGCCACGTCATTAGTGTCCGGAGTTGAGCATTTGAGCAGGGCCTCGATCTGCGCGATCACCGCGTACGGCTGCTGCTCCCGCTTCAGGATTACTGTGAACCGCTTCGGGTCGCGGCGCAGACGGACGGCCAACTCGCGGTCACGGTGCTGCGGGTCGGATAGTAAGGCACGGACCTCCGGGATCACCATCTGCCATTTCAGCGCCGGGTAGCCCTCCGGTCGGTCGGGTTTTGGATTCTTGATCATGTCGGCCACGGCGTGCTTCAACACCCGCAGCAACTCTTTCTCAGTTTCTTTAAACGACATGGATTAATTACCGCATAGACGGCAAGAAAAGTCAAACGCTTGGAGACGTGATGTAGGCTACACGTTTTTCGCGTACTCGTAGGAAACCTGATACTTGCACAACTTGTACAAGTATCGAATGTGATTACGTCACGTGACGTTTTAGACATTTGGCGTATCTGTCCTGATACAGGTAGGAATTTTAAAAGAAATGATTTTCGTTTTATTTTCATCTGTGACCTAAGACACGTCCAAGACTATAGCCCGTCTTGTGGTCTGTGTCACAAACGACGTGGTGGACCTAGACACTACGTGTCTGGTCCTTAAATTTAATGTGCTTCATGATTTTTACCTATCTTTTCGATGGTCTGTATCTGTCTCTATGTCAGCTGTTCCATTTCGGAACTGATGTAAGTATATGTATATAGATAATAAGTGTCAAACATACAGGTCAAGATAGGTTTTTACGCGCGCTTATACGTGCGTGCGTGCGTGGACACTGACACCTTAGGTGTCGTGTCGTGCAGCCCTAGCTGATGGGGTCAAGGTGGGCCAAAACAGCACGCTTTTTGGCGCTCAAAAACACGCTTTAACCAGGGGGTTTGACAAACATTAATGGAATGCGTAGATTGATTCTTGTCAGCGAAACGCCGAACCCCCGATAGCCGCCAAATGCGGCAGAAAGTGAGACCTGAAAATGTACCAGGTAACCAGCATCGAAGCAAGTATAACTGAATCGCAAGGGCTGTACGACGAACCGCAAGGAATCGAAACCAATGGCCAATGGTCTAAAGTCGCCGAAAACTACTACGGGGATATTTTCGTAGCGTCCTATGACGGGGCTTTGTATAAAGCCCAAATCGAAGAATCCAGCACCCCAATTGATTGCATTTTCCCTGATCCGTCATGGCTCACCGTTGCCATTGTGGATCGTGGCTATGTTCGTATGAGCAATGACAACAAGGCACGGCACATCACTGACCTAATCGACGATGAAACCCTACAAGCGGGGGTGGAGAGTAACGAAATCGCCATTTTCTACCAGGGGCCACAAGGGTGGTATCGCGCTAATGGCTTGGAAGATGCAGCGGATAAGCTAATCTCACGTAACGGCGTGGTGCTTTTTATCAGTGATACCGCGTGCAGCAGTGAAGCATGGGAGAAAATCCACAATGAGTACCAGGCGTGGGCTGACGGCTACACCTGGCGTATCTCGCGCGCCACTGACGTAGCAATAGGCGAAGCCGTGACGCATTTCACCATCAGCGATGAAGCCCTTGATTTGATTGGATGGGAACACGTTGTAGGCGGCGTGATTTTCACGCCAGACTCTAGCGGGTGGAACGAACCAGACCTACCCGTGCAAGAACTAATCTAACCAGCATAAATGAGTGGAATACCCCATTTAAGGGGGTAACCCTTAGTCTTTCACTTGACACCGTAGACTTTAAGGAATATAGTGTTAGGTAGATGGTCAAAGGGACCAGGAAGCCGCGTAAAGCGGAAATCGTAGACCTGAAAGGGGTCGAAAATGCAAATCGTATTCAACGTCGAAAAAGAAATTGAGTCGCGTGGCTGGTTTGAAGCATGGTATGAGCTGGAGGACATCACAAAGACGATAGAGCGAAGCCTACAGCACGAACTATGGCGCGCATACCCCGAACTTGGCGGTCAAATCGCACAGCCCATCGTTGAGGCTGATGGAGAGAATGTCACCATCGAAACCGCTCACAGCGAGCTGGAGAAAGCTATACGTAAGTCTTTCGAACAGGTGTTGTTGGAAACCTTGTCTGCGTCGTACCCTGAATACTTTTTCGACGAAACCGCGGGTGGTTTAGCGGACGACATTGTTTTTGGTGAAAACGGTGAAGTCGATCGATGGATTGACAGCACGCATGAGCGACTGCTGGAGCTAGGCGTAACGTGGTCTGGTCTGTCCGCTGACGCTGAATACGTCACCGACACGGAATCTCAGCGGGTTGTTGACCTTGTGCTAATTGAGCTTGAGGACACGCTAACCGATTTCCGGGTAGAGAATCAGAACCCGCTTTTAGGTATCGAAGACCTAATGCGTGAGGGCTACTACCTTGACCTTGCGGAATCAGTGTCGATCAATGGTTTTGACTGTGACGGCGAAGATGCCAAGCGGGTTCAGGATTTAATCAACGATCTGGAGGCAAACCCGCACGTCGATCTAGGTTCGGACGAAATTCACGCCGCCATGCTGAAAAGTGACGAAAGCGGATTGGTGCAGGTTGCGCGCAAGCTTGAGGGTACAGGGCTGTACGACGTGACGGAAATTGTGCAGGAATGCGTCAATGAGTATGCGAAAATCTTCCGTCCCGACCTTACGGAAGAATGGCCGGACGTGGCGAAAGCAACCAGTGAGGCTTTGGAGCAGCTGGTTAGCGATATTGAGGATGGCGATAGGCCGCTGGACTACCTGTACCAGGAAGCACAGAACGCTTGCATCTACTACGTAGACGTGGTGGCCATCTTTGACGCTATCGGGTTCAGTGAGCTAGAAGATTTGGTAGACGAACCGCAAATAGCCTTTGAGGCTGCTAGGGGTGAGGAAGTGAGCTTGTCGATGGTCTTCACGCGGTTGGCCGCAATGGCTCTTGAACGCCTCACCGTCACCTACGCTGTGGAGGCTTTGAGCGCTTTGGCTAGAGAACTAAAGTCATAAAGGAGCCACCCCTGAAAAGGGGTGCCCCCTTGGGGCCTGACTTGCATCATGGCGGCGCTTTGGTTATGATGTAGGTACAAGCTCAAAGGGAGCGAACACCACGAAAAGTGGTGATGTTTTGGAAAACCGAAAGGGTTTGAGTTCAAATGTTCGATCTAATTATGTTTTTCGTCCAGATGGTCACCACGCACGATTACGTGCCAGTGATGGACGTGTGGGGATTTGGCGAAGACTCCAGCATCGTTGACGTGGCTATGAGCGTGAGTGAAAACGTGTTCGGCCTGTACACGCCCGTACGGTAGGGGAAAGGTAAAGGGTGAACATGATGAAAAACACCGAACGCAACAAGCGCATGGCAAGCCGCCTGTACTACAAAGCGGAATCCTTTTTAGCTGATTTTCAATCAAACCACAGCATCGACCCACAGGGGTGGTACGACGGCACGTCAATAGAGCGAGAAGACAGCTTGTTTTTCTACCCGGTGATATCCGCTGATTTTGACTGGTCGGATGCAGAAGCGCGTGAGGAAGCAATGAGCGACATGGACTATGTGATTAGCGTGTCGCACGACACGATTCTTGACACGGTGCAGGAATGGTACGCACAAGCCGACAGCGATGGTTTGGGTAGGTTTGTGGTCAATGAGCTGGTGGCGGAATACCTGCCGCAAATGCTAGCGCGAGAGTCGGCGCTGTGTGAGTACCGTGGCAAAATGATCGACGTTCTGGCCGAAGCCGCGCGTACCCAGTGGGATAGGTGAGGACGATGTATCAGGGCATGACCGAAGCAATGAAAAGCACGCTGTTAGGTGAGCTGCAAAGCATCGAAAGCGGGTTTTGCTATGAATTTCGGTTCGACTACGACGAAAACCTTATTTGGGAGAAAGACTACATCTACGAAAGCCTGTTCGCACCCATCGTGTGGGAGTCTTTCAGCTGGGACTCCAGCGCGATTCAAGTGTGGTTGGAGGACTTGCGCGATGTGTCCTACAGCGCAGAAGACGCAGGTTGGACGGTGGATAGCGTGATGGAATTTGAATCGCGCGTCGAAATACTAGCCGAAAAGGCTTTGGAAGAATCGAAAATATATCGGATTGAGTGGGAGGATTAAAAATGTGGAATGATGTTGTAAGTGAGGTCGCCCAAACAGAATGGGTGTTCGATATGGACGGCTATACGTGGGTTGGCGACATGCTTGTGTATGAGGAAGACTTGGCGGACGGGTACGAAATGGAGTTGGTAGAGTACGTGATGTAGAACACGTTGCGGTTTAGGGGGTCGGGGTTGACGTTTAAAGGGGTACGCGCTAAGATTAGGGTGTGCCCCAAAGACAAGGGTAGAATCTAGAGAAAGATGGAGGGGTCGAAATGACCTATTTGCGAGACTCTGATTTTCACGACACGGCATACGCCGTGGAAGTAGGCAAGTACGCAACCATATACCGCATTGAACCAGCCAGGGGAACAGAAGATTTTCGCGAAATGGAGCTTGTGTACCTAAAAGGCCACCAAATCGCTTTCGCGGAGCTTATCGCCGACGGTGAAGTCGGACGATGGAAGTACCAAGGGGCTGATTTTGACGCTAACCAAGGTGAAAAGTGGGCCATTGTCGATGTTGAGGGTGGCGCAGAGATGGCCCCGTTCCGGGTTGCTGGCAAAGCGGACGCCCAAAAACGTTTCGGTGATGAACTACAGGGCGTAGTGTCGTTTGGTGACGTGCGCGAAGAAGTGAAGCGCGCAGCCCTAGCTATTGCTTGTGACATGGTGCTGATCGTAGGCAGGTGGGAGACTCTAGAGACAGATATAGAGTACACGCATGGCCTTGTTTGTGCCGTGAAATATGGTGATGGATTCATCGATTACGATAGCGATATTGAGTTGTCGCTAGAAAAATTGTTCAAAGAAAACAGCGAGCGCCTTGTGCGTGGCAATCGTGTCGTAGGTGTCGATGGTTTGAAAATCATTGAGGAGTTGAAATGACCAATAAGCGCATATATGATAGCGGTTCCTTACGGGGGTTCAATGTGGTGACCCACTTGTACCCTACCAGTGAGGGTAGCAAGGGGTTCTGTGGCGGGGGTTCTATGGAGAGTGTGTCGGTGGCCTACGGCAACGGTGAGAACATGGCGCACGGTGGTGTGTTAAGTATGCGTTGGTATGAGATATCATGGCGAGATAGGGGGTTTGAGGGTAGGGGGTTGTATGAGGGGGTTGTACACCGTAGGGTATATAGCCTTGATGGTGTACGTGGTAGTGAGGTTGTAGGCTATGTCGGTATCGGCGTTGATATTGATGGTGCATGTGATGGATTCATCGTTGACCGTGTCATGATGGAGTGGCGTGTGATGGTGGAGGGGTTGAACGGCATGGGGTAGAGATGTAGGGGGTGTGATGTGAAGACGATAAGAGAAAAGTAAGAAGAAGCTTAGAGAAAGGTTAAGGTGTTGTCATGAGTGGTGCAATGTGGTTTCTTGTTGTAGTGGTCGTATCGGTTGTTGTAAGTGGAAGTGTTGGGGTAATTCTTAACTTTTTCTTAGGTGACTCTAAGGAAAATAAGGGTGTAGAGAGTGAGGGAGTTGGGGTTGAAACGTCACGTGACGAAAATAAGGGAAAGGATAAGGGTGCAATCATTTTCGATGGTGGAGTAGTGAGCGCGGAGTACTTTCGCGGGTACCTAGACGGCCACCGTGACGGTTCGGGACGCAATGACGACGCGCTAGGCATGGTAGCGCTGCAGCAAAGGTGCAGGGACGGATACTATGCACGGTGACGCATAAGATGTAGAGAACCCCTCCAATCTGGAGGGGTTATTTTTGTGCGTGTTATAATGAGGCTAGACCAGGGGAGGGGTACCCCCTACCAGGTGCATTTCCGCAGGTCGGGCCGGTGCTGCACTTTGGAGTCTGCGATAGTTCAGAAAACCGGCTTAGGTACACATCCCCAAAACCCCTACTTATACTGAAAGATTGCACACATCGTGCAATTTTGCACTCGGTACGAAAAATTTCACACGCTCTGCAATTTTGCACTCAGTGTGCAACTTAGTTCGTGTCAAATTGACACTAACTCGAACCTTAAGGAAGTCTGATATGGCACGTGGAGGCGCACGCAAGGCTGGCGGCCCGTCGAAAAAAGGCGCGAAGGCCGCCGTCAAAATACTCACCCCGGTCGAACACGACACCTCAGATATCCCTCCCCTCCCCGACTACCACGACTACTTCATCCCGCTCGCAGAAAAAGACGACCCCGCGGATGGCGAGTGGTTCAAGGCGGTGCAGGACTGGTGGGATTCGATTTGGTTGTCTCCCATGACTCGTGAGTGGCTGGCCAGCGACATCCACACCTTGTACCAGGCGGCCGCGCTTCTGCAAGAGTCCCTGAACCCGTTTTACAAGCTCGGGGACCGCATCAAGGCGCAGAAGGCGCATCAGGAGATTCTCAAAATGTACGGCCTAACCCCCTTAGCCCGTGAGCAACTCCGCTGGTCTGTTGCGCAGGGTGAGGCCGCCGCGACAAGAACCAACCAGCTCAGAGCCGCCGCTCCTACTAAAATCTCCGCCAAGGTTGTGCGCGACGAGATGCAGGCGCTATACTCTAGGCACACCGGCACCATAGACGCCGAAGTACTAGGGTGACCCCCGAGAACCCGGACGCCGCCTGCAACCACTACAAAACAGCGCGCCGGGGTTTAAAAATTGACATCAGACCGCTCTTAGGCTACAATCAGTCTTGCTGGGATTGATTACCCTAGTACCTTTGTTATGGTAAGAATCACTTGCGTGCTTCTTATTGAACCCCCGGCACGGGCACTTTGGCCGGGGGTTTTCTTAACCCGTGTTACAATTAAGACATCAAGGCGGACACCTTGCCCCCGACAAGGCTTACCGCCGAGGATCCCCGGCCTCACTAAACTTCTAAACATGCGGCCTGGCCCTCGTAAGGCACCGAAGGTGACCCCAAGACAGCCAGGACCGGACCCCCAGGAGGGCTACGGCGCCTGGGGGTCGTTAAGACAAAACAAAACCCGGCCGATATGCCGGGTTTTGTTCCTCTAGAACCTTCTTCCTTTATACACTCTCGGCTCGCCAAGCGCAAATCCCGGCAAAAACAACCATATTCGCCGTTTAAAGGCACATAAACGCCAAGCAAACCACCCTCTAGAGTTGACAGTTCCTCCTCCTCCCGCTAAACTCGTCTTCGAGCACAAAAAGTGCCCACCAGAACCAAAGTCCAGAGGAGGACTGCACATGAAAACACTCAGGTACACAGAAAACGAGTACGTGGAGGCCACTAAAAAAATTTGGCGCAAGCTCCCAGATGAATTCAAGGCCTTCAACCTACCCAGAGACGAAGAAGGCTACATCATTGGCGGAGTCGTCGACGATGATTCCATCGTTGAACCAGGAGCAGTCATCGTTGGGTCAAACATCAAAGGCGGCACCCTGATTGAGGAAGGCGCCATTGTCATTGGCTCCACCGTCAACGCAGGCTACGTCGGCGTAAAATCCTTCATCCTAAGTTCGGAACTCGAACATTCAACTGTCTACCAGGAAACCAAGGTTGAAAACAGTTGGCTGTGCAAGTCCACTGTGGACCGCTACATCCCCGTCATAGGCTCCGTGTTGGAGAAAATACTCGTGACCGGCGCAACCTCGCGCATCAGTCGGTCTTTCCTGTCGGGATGCGACCTGCACCGAACCCGCCTAGACAAAACCCTGGCCGCGAACACACGAATCGGTTCCCTGCAGCAGCCGGACGAAAACTTCGCTGTTTTCACTAACTGCGTCATGGCGTACGCCACCATCACCTGCACGGATGACGAAACCCGCCATATTCAAGGCGCGTTCCAAGCCCTGGTAACCCCGAAAACCCCGGTGCGTGCAGCGGAGGTTGGCCTGGAATCCACCTTAACATTCTTCAACAGGCTGGACGGCTCAGCGGCCATCGACTTCGCGTATGCACGCAACCCCCTGCCGCTGCACGCCACCGCGGAAGCCATTCAGCAATTCGGCACCCTCAACTGGGGCCGCAATTTCGTTGAACAGCAGTATGAGCTGATCAACGAGGCAACCCAAGGACTAGGCCAGGAAATCCCCGGTGAACTCATCCACATCGATGGCGTTACCACCGCTATCGAACTCCTCGACGAAATGAAAGAAGCATTCCAATGATCCTCCTAACCATTATCTCCTACCTTGATGTTCTGGCCCACATGGCCATCCAGTACATTCCGGCCCTGCATCCGACCGGCGCACCCTTGTCCTCCTTCCCTCTGCACGAAATGATCGCGGGTAAGCCGGACACCGTCGTGCCGCCGCTCAACCCATAACTCCTTTTCATCCAGTCGGGGGCCCACCAGCCCCCCCAGAGTAGAAGCATGAGGCGAAGAGACACCC